TTAGCAAAGTCTTTCGAGCCATTATTAAATCTCCTTAAAATACACAAACTCAAATATAAATAGTGTCATATTTCAATAAACTCCCTAAAAAAGCAAACTTGACGAAGATATGCGCTTTTTTAACTTTTCTAGAGCTTTTACTTCTATTTGTTTCACTCTCGCAAAAGAAATTCCTAAACGATCCGCTGCTTCGCGAAGAGTCATCTTTCCATTTTCATAAACAGATATTAAACAACAATTGTGTTCCTTTTCATAATCTATCCAAAGGCGACATTCGGTAACTGGACACGAGATTCCTTCTTTTAAACAATGTTCAGAACATTTTAACAAACCATGTTTCATAATTCTGGATGCTCCTCTTCTAATAAATCGAAGATATTTTCAATCTCTCCGTCACTGAGGGCAAAATCTTTAAGAATTTCCTTTCCTTCGTTCCTTAGCTTTTTAGTTTTAGTTTTGCGCGTTTTAGCTTGTGGTTTTACTTCGTCAATATAACTTTGAACACGCTCGTCGCCAGTGATATATGCCGTTACTATATGACGAAAGAAGGCGGACTGAGTAAGTCCATCTTGTTTTACTTTTATTAAAAGCTGCGCTTGACGGTGATCATTGTCTGTAAAGATTATCCTTTTTGTTAGATTGCCATAATCTATTTCTGAAGACATTACCATTCTCTCGTTTTAATATGTGTGTGGCTTTCCGATAATCCGGAGTGTGTTTGTCGAACAAATTGTGCTCTAGCATGTAACTCCTCGATGGAACGACAGCCGCTATATGACAATCCAGAGCGGATCCCTCTTTCCAAATCATGTAATATAAGCTGAACAGAGCCGCGATAAGGAACTCTGGCAGTAATTCCTTCAAAAGAACTATACTTGCCACGCCAACTAATTTGAGCCTCTTTGCTTGCCATACCGCGATACGATTTCCAATGAAAACCATCAGAATCTTCAAGAACTTTTCCTGGTGTCTCGTCAGTACCCGCCAATAACGAACCACACATTACGGCGTGGGCGCCGGCCGCAAGAGCTTTCACAATATCGCCTGAATTTCTAATGCCGCCATCAGCAATAATAGCCACGTCTCTATCTGTCTGTGCGCACTCCATAATAGTTTGAAGGCCAGGCATCCCATGGCCCGTCTGAATACGTGTTGAACAAATAGAGCCTCCTCCAATGTTGCATCGAACACTGTCGGCGCCCCAATCAGATAAATCATTAATGCCTTGAAGCGTGGCTACATTTCCTGCCATAATATGAAAGTTATCAGAACACATTTTTCTCAGTTTGTCCAGCGCCTCTTTCATAACAATATGGTGGCCATGCGCAACGTCGATACATAAAAAGTCAACACCGGCGTCTAATAGTTCAACAGCCCTTTCAAGATAATCACCAGTAATGCCAATAGCGGCTCCTACGTTATTTTCTATCCGTGGTATAGAGTTTAAACTAATAAAGTTACATACATCCCTAACCAATGAAGCTTGTTCCTCAATTGTATTATAACGATGAATTATCGATGTGCCGCCATATGATGTCATAGAAACAGCCATATTATTTTCTGAAATAGTATCCATTGGCGCAGAAATAATTGGAAGTTTTAATATTACTCCCTTTCCTAAATTAGATAAAATATCTACTTCGTTTCGTGTTCGAATATCTGAATATTGCGGAACAAGTAAAACATCATCATATGATAAAACTTCCTGCATTATCTCTCCTTCTCAATAAATTCTTCAATGTCTTTTGGATTGTACCACATATTTTCATATGGCTTCTCGGGATCTTTTAAAACTCTAATCTTGGGTTTCTTGCTCCCTGTCTTAACAAGGGTTATCGTCGGCACTCCTTTAAACCCCATAACTTTAGCGGCTCGTGGGTAGTCAGCAATGTTAAAAGCAAAAAAATGTAAATCTGAATAATTTTCCTTCTCTGCCAAATCCTTGTAGGGATCACTTAATTTATGACAAAGAGGACAATTGTTCGAATAAAACTTAATAACACACGTAGCTTCTTGATTTACTTTTCCAGCCAAAATCCTTTGCAGCGCTACTTTCGATAATCTATCAATCGACATTTTCTTTCTCCTTAAATACTTTTTTAGCCTTTCCAACACACGCAGGACAAAACAGTCGAACCTTTTCAGCTTCCTGATGAATCACAACCGACCAAGACGTTACCATCTCCTTGTCCTTCTTATCGAAAGACTCATAACACGTATCGCACTTGTCGGGTAGAAACCCAAATAATGCCACCTTTTGAGAGATAGTTTTCTCTGCGAGTGATGCTTTCTTTTCCATGGCTCGACGCTGTTTTCTATTCATTATCGCTCCATCGTATAGATAGAGGGATACAAATGTCTAACATACGTTGTCCCCGAATCAAATATGGCAACTGCTGAGGGGAAGGGGGCGCTATTTTTAGAGTCTCCAAATTTTAGTCGACCCTTGATAAAATGAACCTCTCTTGCCTTCATTACATAATTGTGCCAATACTTTGTATCAGTTCTTGCTGGAATTAGCATCACCACTCTAGTGTCTGGCTTTAAACTTTCCTTGTATGCCTTTTCAACCCACAAAGAAAGATCACGATAGGGAGGATTAACAAATACATTTTCTCCACCCCAATCTTGTATCAAGCCATTATCTTTAAGAGTATGATACTTCTTTGTCTTGTAGTTTTCTGATGTAGCACATGGATCTAAAGTAAACTTTCCAAATCTCCAGTTAAGTTTATCAAAGAAATCTTGGGGCGTAGACCATTCTCCTGTGCTAGAGCTAAATAATGTCTTTTGTGTTGTCTTATTCATTTAGCTTGCTCTCTTTTTTTTTATCATTTCTAAACGTTTGCGCGCAATGTCACAATATTCTTCGGAAATATCGATCCCCACGTAGTTTCTATTATTCATAGCTGCCATTTTTGTAGTTGTCCCAGAGCCATTGAAAGGATCTAAAATCACATCCCCTGGCGCACTCCAAGTTAAAATATGATCGGCAGCTAGCTGTTCTGGGAAGATAGCCGGATGTCCAAAGGCAACTTCATCCTTCGTAGAATAGTTCTTGCCGGTGTTATATTTCCAAATATTGTTGCGCGGCGAAAACTCTGGAATAGGCTTAATGTTTCTTTCAATCAATTCGCCCTTCTTGTTGCGAATAGTACCCTTTCCAAAGTGTGTATAACCTGCCCATCTGTTAGGCTTGTCACAAATCAAGTTTGCCGTCTTGGGTTTCGCCCCATTGCTAAATACAAACATGTATTCAAAGAGTTGGGAGTAGCGATTGCCGTCGCGACGAGCAGGGAAAGAACTTCCATTCTTTTCATAAATCATCGTGTCATGCAGCTTGAAACCCTTCTCCATGAAGTATAAAGCCTGTCGAAAAGAGGAGCCAGTTTCGCCACCTTTCATGACAGCATCCCCCACTACCCATACGACTACACCACCTTTCTTTACAACTCTGGCTAGCTCGCCAGCAATCTGTTCAAAAGGAAACGAATATCCGTTGTACTCTTCCTTCATATCATCAATTAAATCTTGATACGCTCTCAGATTATCATAAGGGGGCGATGTTACCACCATGTCCACTGAGTTGTCTGGCAACTTCGTTAGCGTGTCTACGCTATCGCCAGTAATAATTTCATTAATATAATTCATTTTGCTGCCACTTCTCTCTTGTTAAGGCGATATCTTATATCCTCTCGAATGCATTTACACCACACCCGGTTCTTTTTTACGCTCCCGAATACAATAGTCTTTTTGTAAGACTCAAATGCAGATGACGGAATTTTTCCTGTGGTGCTACTATTGCTATTAGTTGCGGCGCCATTCCAATTCACTGGAATATCATCGCCCAACACAGAACAGTGCAAAGATTTAATCACGCCAGGAAGTTTAAATGTAGAAGTTGAAATTGGATATTCTAAATCCAACTCAAAACTAATAAGAACATAATTATCAGCCTTTCCCTTCCCCTCGGAATGCGTAGATCCCGTCCATCCCTGAACCGACTGAGTGGTTTTTACCTCAAAAGGAATAACTCCACAATCAGAAGTCCTCACACGGAAATCACATCCAACATCCGACTCCTCTTTATCTAAGATATCAACACCAAAACAGCGCGCTACCTGTCTGAATCTAGCTTCGAAATCATACGCAAAGCGTACAGTGAGCGCCGATGTTTGTTGTCGCTTTCGCTCTTCGATTGCCCTGGCCCACTCTCCGAGAGTGGTAATCGAGGGATTCGCAGCAATCTGCGGTACAAAGTGATGTCCAACGGTGGACTCTACACTATCAGCTAGTTTAAACCAAAATTCTTCACTTCTCAAAATTTCAAGTGACTCTTTCTTACTTTTCATCTGTACTCCCTAATGCTCCTGCGCCTCTGGCGCTCATTGTAATTGGATATTCATATAATTCGCCATCTCTTCGCCTGATGGCTCTAAAGTGGATCACAGGCACCATCACAACTTGTGCGATCTTTGTGCCCGCTTCAATAGTTTGTGTCATATTTCCTACGTTATGAAGATTGATAAACACCTCCCCATCATAACCTGAATCAATAACACACGCCCCCACCAGTAAACTACGCTTTGCCGCCACACTAGAACGATTCTTTACTTCCAGCATATAGCCATGCGGGACTCCAAATCGTAAACCAGTGGAAAGAATTTTACTCTCCCCTGGTGCGATAGACGTTGCCTTGTGTAACTCACTGGGTGGAGGTGAGTACCGCACGTCCAACCCGGCATCCGATGGATTGGCGCGGGCTGGCTCGTTAGCGGTTGGGTGAACCAATGCATACTCAAGCAGCATTGGTGTTCCTCTTCTTATTCAGAATAAGATTGTAAGCATCATAGAATTCATCGACGTTCAATTCGCTCTTCATAAAACGATATGCCTTAACGGCAGTGCGAATCTCGTCGGTGGACAACCACCCGCTGTCGCGAAACTCCTTACGTAGTTCCCTCTTCTGTTCCTTATATGGTTCCATCGCTTCTTCGATGGCGTTTAATGATCGAACATATTCTAAGATATAACGATCCTTGTCTGTGTTGTTTGTGGCCATGTAGCCTCCTTTTGTATTAATAATATATCAGACTGAGAGGCCTATGTCAAGCATTATTCGAACTTAAAATCAACTTTAACATTAATATTTAAAGTTGGAACATGCAAGTAATTAACTAGGTTATGGCGCCTACATTCATGTGGTGCCAGGTACCAATCAGCGTGACCTCTCTGGTGAATAATATCCAAAAAATGGTCTTTGCTTTGTCCACAATTTTCAGCCATCATATGAAAAATCTTTTTGTTTAATCTGTCAGCTTCTTTAG